ATCTCGAACTCCTATATCTATTATTCTATCGTTTTTAACATCGTAAACGGGGTCTATTTCTCCATTGCAAATGTGATTTATTGAGTTTTCTGGAGCTTCTAAAAACAAACCAGCACTAACTCTGTTTTGGTGGCTGGGCTTGTAAAAGTGATATAGTGTTTTCATTTAATTTATTTTTCTAAAAATTACAAAGTGTAAATTTGACGTGTCTGAAACGTTTGTGGATTGTAAAAAGTAAGACAACGTGTGAGGAACTGACAAATCAAAAGCCACTATTGAACTACCTATTGCTTGTGTTAAAAAATCAGAATATTGAGCTCCGCTTTGGCTCAGTCTATAAATATTTCCATTTTTAAACATCATTCTTCTATTCCATCCCACTATTGACCTGTCGCTTGTGCCTAAAGAACTACCTCTGATAAATCCGGTCGCTTCTACTGCATCTTCAAATTTTACCTGTAAATCTACTCTACCTGCAAAATTCGTCGAGTTTCTACTTGCTGCCGCGCTTACTTCCCAAACATCTCCGTCTTGAATAATTCCCCCTAAAATGTCTAATTGCCCAATTAAAGTATTTGCCGTCGTTCCCGTATGTTGGTAAAAAGAAGTATCTGAAAATATAATAGTTGAATTTTTTTGAATTGAATTGGTCCAAACCGTGCCATCATAATTTCTAGCAATTAAAGTTCCAACGCCATAAGCCACACCGTCAACGGTTGCAATTCCGCTAAGGACTCTAACTGTAAAGAAATTACCTGTAATTGCATCAGCTACATCGGTAATAGTTGCATCAGCTGTTACGTGTAAAATTTCGTTGTTTAAAGCGGTTGTATCGGCATCAACTAAACGCGGTATGTTTTGTTTTTCTAAAATTTCAAGTGCTATTAAATCTAATTCATCTTCAACTTTTTGTGAACTATACACTTCTGTAAGTGATGGCGTATTGTCGTTTATCACAACACCCCCACCTCCGCTACCTTGTTCAAAAGCCGTGTAGTCTAACGCTTTTAAGCGAACCATTAAAGCCGTAAAATTTGCAAATGTTTCTGGTCCACCGTTAATGTCAAAAACGGTTATTTGAGAAATCAAATATATTTTTCTTTGACTCCCGCCAATTTCTTGTAGTTGAAAATAAGGCACATTTACTTTAACATACCAATTGGACAAAATAAATAGTGGCGCGTCACTTGGTTCGTGTTCCCAAATCCCCCCTAATACTTTTCTAATAATTAAAGTAGCCATTAGTTTTGTGTTATATAAGTTGTAAGTTCAAATTGGTATGATGGACCAGAGGCCAAACCTGTTCCAGAATAAGAAATTCCAACATCTGTTAAAAGTAACTTAATTACTGATTGCGTGTTTTGTGCAGTTGCAATTATATTTATATTTTCTAAATTAATTCTAGGTTTAAATTGACTTTCTTTAAAGGAAAATATGTTTTGTGAATTTACTGTCGCTCCAGAAGTATTTGTAACATTTCCGCTTATGTGCGCTATGTTCCCTACTTTTATTATTGTAATTCCATAAGCCAGAACGCTTCCAGATTTAGTTGTAAATGTTTGCGTAGTGTGGTTGTCAACCACAGGTTGATTGTAAATTTCATCTACAATTAAAGCGTTTGCGCTTGTATGTCGTACTTTTGTTACTTTTCCAATAGCTGAAATAAAGCTATTTAATGCAGTTGTAATTTCTGTTTTATTCATTTTATATTAAGTATTCGTTATTATCATAATCTTCGCTATCGTAATCTCCATCGATAAATTCAAAATTCCAATCAAATAATTCTAAAGTTTGACCCGCAAGTGCAGTAAACAAACTTATATCAAAGGTAATAAAATATTTTTCAGGAATGTTTACGTCTAAAATACTGCCAACTAATACGCTTTGTGCAATTAAACCCGATACAATAAAATCAGTTTGGTTTAAAGTTGCTATTAACGTGCCGTTTTCCTTAAATACCTTGAAGTTTCCAACTCCTAATAAAACAGGAATATTAAATGCAAGACTAATTTTGCTGTTTTCGCCTAAACTAATTAATCCCTGTGGGTAGAAATCTGTTACACTAAAAGCGGGTGCAATTTGGTTGTTTGCAATATAGGTTTCATCTGAAAAGTAAAATTTGCCGCTACAATTATAAAGATTAGAATTACCTTCTCGATCTCCTTTTTTTAATACTGATTTATCCGTACTTCTTTTTTCGTCAACAAAAACCAAATCAGACTTTAAAACAACCGATAACGCTCTGTAAGTAAAATCATTTATTAAATTAAAATCGTAATCATTGGCAAAAACCAAAGTAGGTAGTTGAGATATTTTATTTGAATTGCTTTGAATGTAAGTGCTATTTTCCGTTTCATCAGTCAAGCCTTCATATTGACCCGAAACCCGTATTGACTGAACAAAGGGCGCGTTTAAATAGTCCGTTCCTTGAAATATTCCGTAACTGCTATAATCGAGCCTAAGTGTATATTCTAAATCGTCAGAAACAACGAAGGGATTTGAATAAAACACATTGCTTCCTGTTGTGTGAACAAATTTTAAAAATACATTTTGATTAAACGTTTGATCAATTTTTACAATTTCAAAAGCAATTTGTTTAATTCCGTTTGCATCCGTAAATTCATCAACATAAACTTTGTCGGTAATTTCTAATAATTCATTACCAAAACAATCTATTAAAAAAACGTTGTAATCTCCGTTAAAAACAATGTCAACATCACTATTTGTAATTTGCAAATAAACTTCATTTGGATTTAAAACAATTGCATCGTAGTATCTATTTTTAGACTGTCTCGGGTCGCCAATTGTTTTGGCTTGCTCAAAGGTTGGTTTTAATCTTAAAAATGCGTTGTCCATAGTGCAAATATAATTAATTATTTAAAGCAATTGCTAAAGCCGTTGGAGAATTATAAGCAATGCCGTTCAAAATTACTTTGTCAAACTTTGTAGGATTTATCAAAGCAATGCTTTGTTTGTCGAAAATTTGTAAATATTCTCCTGTAAATCTAAACCATTCAAGTAAACCAATTACTTCTGGATAACCGACTTCGTTTATAATTAATTGGCTTGTTTTTACAATTGTAACAAAATCACTTTCGTTTCGCTCTTCGCCTGTTATTTCCATAACGCCATCACGCCAAACCATATCTACAACTCGAGGATGAATTTTGTACATTTTGTTATTTGGGTCTAAAATCCTAATAAATCCCTTTAAATTTGCAATATCTTCAATAAGTTGCTTTGCAACCTCAAAACCAATTGCTATTTTAGTAGTTATTTCGTGCTTGTTTAGAATCTTTACAGATAAATCGGAAACCAATAAATTAGCTTTTTCTGTTAGCACTTCGCCACCTTGAAATTGCGTTGTAAGTTCCCCGTTATTTTTAAAGTAAGTGTTTCTTATTACTCCATTTGGCACGTCTTTATTTATTGTCGCCAAATAACTTGACCAACTATTTCTGGACAAATTACGCTTAATTGTATATTTTAAATTTGAAAAGTTTTCAGGACTTTCAACTCCTTCTATTAAATCAAAGCCCTCATTTGTTCGATTAGTCAAAAAAACATTTGTTAATGGATATCTCAAATTAATAAAAGTTTCGCCTGAAAAATTACAAACACCACTAACAAAGGTTAATTCTAAAATAGTAGCTGAATGCTGTAAAACTGCGTAAAATCCAACATTTTCTCCTCGTGTTATTTCTACTATATTGCCATTTTGAAATCCTAAAAGTAGCCAATTTATCGCTTTTGTGCCTAATATTTCTAATCTAGTGCCGTCAAATAAAACCCGCATTAATAACACCGCTGGCAAATTTTCAAATGAATTTATAGGAATTGCAACACAATCTAGTAAAACTATTTTATCGTCAGTTGGTAATGCGGTTGTGTTTTTCAAAGCGTCTTTTCGCATTGTTTCAATTAAAAACGGATCTCGAATGTGATTTATTGAAACTTCTTGCGTGTTATCAACTTGCTCGTTTGCGTGTTGAAATTGTGCCTCTGTATGAACGGAATCAATAGTATTGCTTTCGTCTTTATCGTTTTGAAAGTTTTGGTAATTAAATTCTAAAGAAAAATCTTTAAATCTATTGTTAAATTTACGTTCAAATATTGCTTCATCTGGAGAAACATTAAATGCGCCAATATCAATATTTGGATAAAATTCGGAATACTGAAGCAATTGGACTTTGTCATCTAATATTTGGTAGTCTGCATTAAACTCTTTTAAATCGTTCATTTCGTCTTTAAAAACAAAGTTTAAAGGCTTGTCGTCTTTTTGTCTAATCAAGTTACCATTAAAAACAAATTGGTCTTTAAATTCGCCTGTTTGAATGTCGTTTGCTTCTAAATTTAATCCTGAAATGCTTTTAATTCCTTGCTGCAAAAAATTAAAATACGGTACTCCAAATATTACGGAATTAACTGCCGTCGATGTCGTTTCCATAGTGATTTCACTACTTACAACCGTTCCGTTTATTGAGCAATCAGCATTTCCGAAAACCCCCCAGTACACCCAAACAGACTCCCCTACTTCTAATCGATCAATTGTATAAGTAAATGTTTCATCTACATTGACCGTCTTTTCTACACTTGAAACGAAATTGTCATTATAAAGCGTTATTCTTTTGGGGTTTGTATTTTGCGCAGAATATACTTGTCCATAAATTACGTATAAGAATACAACTCCTGAACCAGGAAAAGGCCCTTGAGTAACCGTGTAGCTCATATTTTGTTTAACACTAACTTTTAAATTCGTCAAAGTGCTTTCTGCACGAATTAATTTATAATTATCAGCCATTGAGGGCGCGTCGTAATCTGGTGCAGTTATAATTGGTTCAAATGCCGTTAAAGTATCGTCTATGTTTGATTTTTCGATAAATAGCGCAAAGTTAAACGCCCGTACTTGGTTTATCGGATCGGTGGAATCTACAAAATCATTAAGTCCTTGCGAGACCCAATTACTAACTTGAATTGTGGGTTTTGCCTTAAGTAAAATTTTGGTTTTTGCTAATGGTATTTGAGTATTTCCAAAGGTATCTACCAATCCAAACACATCAGTTTTAATATCTTTTTTTCTTTCAATCAACGCCCTAGTTGTATCTTGAACTATTGAGCAACTAAAATATTTTAGATTATCGGTTGTGCTTTCAGATATGTCCAAAAGTCCATTATTAAAAGTGTTTACAAAAAACTCAATTTTACTTTCGCTTCCCTTTTCGGAAACCGCTTGCAAAATTTCATTAAAACACATTGTAAGATTATTAATTACAACCCCGTTTGGTTGAGTTCTTGGCTCGTTTGCTTTTTCAAAATAACCGCTAATAAATTTTAAATCTATTTGTTCAGCACCAATGTTTTTATCCCTGCCAAATCCGTTTGCCCTTTGCGATAGTTTAAAGCTATAAGCATCGAATCCAATAGGTTCGGTTATTTCTATTTTTCCAAAATTAGGACTGACAAAGTTAAGGTAAAATTTCATTTTGTAAATTTAATAATTAATTGCCCTTGACAAACAAACGATTGTTTAAAACTTTTATTCTTTGACCGTTGTTTGATTTCCATTTTGTAATTCCGCGCTCGTCAAAGCTAAACCCGCCACTATTACGATTTGTCGATTTAATTAAACGTTCAATTCCTGAATTAAAATCGTCTTTCGTCAATCCGTTACCTTTATTTCCTGTAATTCCTTGAGATAATAAACCCCGCATCATTTGCGCTTGCCATTGGTCGTGTGTGAAAATTTGCGTTCCTTTTGGCGCGTCCATTACAACATCCCGCCCTTGTGGTTTCATTATTTTTCCGTCGGGCGTTACAATTGTTTCTTTATAGTTTGCGCCTTTTCCGTCGTTCACTAACATTAACCCTCCGTCGTGTTCTCCACCTTGAAAGAATTGCGGTATTTGTTGATTTGCTGCAAATGCTAATTGAGCCAATCCAATACCTAATGTTATCGATGCCGCTATTTTCGCTCTAATAATTGAAGTAGGATCTCCAACTACTAACTGTGATGCATAAGCTGCCAAAGTAGCTTGTGCCGTATTTATTCCAATATTAAATAACGCTAATTTCTTTTGTGCTTCTGCCTCTCGGTTTTGAATTGCACGCCTTCTTTCATCGTATTGTTCCGTAATTGCTAATTGCGCACTAGCACTTTCTCCCGCAAACTGCATTGCGATGTTTTTTTGTTGTTCTAACCTTCCATATTCAGCGTCGAAATTTTGTTGGCTTGCGCTATTAATAAAATTAAAAGCTTCTTTTGCAACTTCTGAAATAGCTAAAAATGTAACCGTAAACTTTTCTTGTAATGAATCCGCACCCGCTAAAAGCTTACTAAAAGTGCCATCAAAGAATATTTGTAAAGAAGACAAATTTGCATCGGCTAAAAATCCTTCTTGAAAACTTCTTATATAATCGTCTGTTGCTCGTTGTAGTTCAATTAAAGCATCTTTGTTCTGTGTTATTGCTTGGTTTTGCTCTTTAAATCTATCAGTGGCAGCTTTTGCACTACCTGCCAAAGAATTTTCACTATCTTTAATTGCATCAATGTATTTTTGCGTATCTTCAATTAGCTTTTGATAATATTGGTAGTCTTCACTGGTATTGCTAAATTGTGTCTGCACTTCTTTTAAAATAGAAACTTGACTTTCTAATTGCATTAAAAGACTTTCGTAAGATTTAGCCTGCGCCTCAATACCTTCTATTTGCACTCGCTTTTCTTTTGTGCTTTTCTTTGTTTCTGCTGTTTCTTGTATTGTGCTTTCAACTATTTTGCTCTCTACTTTTAAAACAGATTGCAACCCTTCAACATAACCCACTAGACGGGAACTTAAGTTGTTTAACTCAATCATTCTCGCTTTATTTGCTTCTTGCTCTGGGCTTACTTGCCTTTTGTTTGTTCTGCTCTTTTCGATTTCTGCATTTTCTAATAACAAACTATTAAATTCAGCTGTATTTTTTGCAATTTCT